GTATTTAAGAAACCTCGGACAAATTCGCTCAAGTCTTGGTTTTTGATCCGAATCGTCTGCGCATCGATCGTGCCAAAAAGAGAGCTGCCCGGCACCGAGAATGTCCCCAGCACGGTCGTGTCGCCGTCCAGCGTGATGTTCTTACCGGCAAGTTTCAGATCCGTCCCACTGATCTCATCTACAAGCAGGGCAGCATCGATTCGGAATTGGCCTGTTGTCGGGTTATACGTAATCTTGTCGCCGAAATTAAACGCGCCGCTTTCCATATTCAGGTAGTTTTTCCCACTCGCATCCGCAAGGACACCCGCTTTGATGATTGATGCGTTGAGTGTACCTAAGTCTATAAAGTCCGCGACGATATGCCCATCATTAGTGATCGCCACGCTGTAAGGTCCTTCGAGTCCATTTTGCGAAAAGCCGATTCCTGATTGATTGATTCGGATCAAATTCCTTGCCGTCGCCACATCGTCCGTATCCATCCAGAGCGTTTCGTATGGTTGCCCCATTTGGTCAAAACGCATCAGGACATTCCCACCTGTCACACCTGTGATCTTACGGGTTGCTTCCAGCTGCTTCGCGATCAGCTCTTCGGACTTCGCTTCAATTTTCGAGTCCACTTGGCTTACGATAGCCGCTGTGTTTTTCGCAAGCGAGTTCGAGAAATTTCCGATCTCGATGGACTTGTAGCGCTCCTTGATAGAGTCATAGGTGTAGCGGATCACGGATGATGATATCCGAATCCCCATTTTATCCACGATCACGTCCACCGTGTCGTACAGATCAAGTTCCTCGATCCAGACGTAGTTTTTGTATTCCGGAAGCTTCTGCAGTGCTACGAAGTCGATCTTGTAGTTAACGAGGGGCTGATCGACCTTGTGTACGCTGAATTGCGCTTGCGCTTCTGCACGGACGTAGGCGGCAGGGTCTGCCGTGCCTTCCGGAATGCTGACTCGATATTCCGCGACCCGGGGCGTAGGGTAAGCGCCGATCAGCGGGCTGTCGATGTACTTCTCGGGCAGATATTGCACTACATTGTTTTCTTCAGCCACCCAGGTGGGCATGAGCTTGGTGACGACCTTGCTGTCGTCAATTTCCACGGAGATGCCTGTGAGATTCTTCCCATGCCGGATTTCGTATCCGAGATCTCGACCTTCTGGAATGTGCTTTAATACAAAATTATCCCGCTGCAGGTAACCACCCCAGCGGGAAACAAGCGCGTTGTCGGCGCCTATGAGCGCCTGTATTGGGTTCTTCCGGATGTAGTAAGAGGTTGCGACAGTAGCGACTGTGGACGATCCACTAAAGCGATGCGGATAAAGGGTGCCGCCAAGGATTGATGCGACAGCTCCGGATCCGGTGGTAGCTGTGGGCCGCACGTCTTCCAGCCAGTTGTGCATCAGATCGTAGCTGATGTGTCGGCCTTTGGCTTTCGTTTTTCGGAGTGAGTGCGTGGGCTTATAAACCCGAAACAGCTGCATCCCTCGAGGCGTTGGTGCTTCGATGATGCTTCCGGTTTCGATGTCAGGATTCGGTAGTGACTCATAGTCCAGCTCGAATTGCCCGTTCGCTTCTTCCGTGACTTCACACCGAATTGGTTGCAGTATGTGTTCATTATGACCGAACTCAGTTTCATTTTTTGCATACAGTCGAATCATAGCTCTCTCCACCTCGGTGTGAGTTCAAGTTTCGTGATTCCTCCGGCGAAGGAGATCAGGTTCTGACCTTCTCCCAGGACAGGGAAGGGGCCAGACATTTTACGGCCTGCAGGTAGCCCGTCTTTGTGGACGATCTGCAGTTTGGTGTCGATGGTCAGGTGCTGCTCGATGCCTGCAAGGGGGATGACTTGCTCATTGATGAGTACCTGGCCATCCCCATTGCCATAGACCTTGATAAGTGGCTCCGCGATATCCGTGCCTATATTCATGAGTGATTTCTGCGCAGTAATTTCGATCGGGAGCACGCCTGCGTCCAAGTAGAAATGTGGTTCGCAAAGAAACGTGACCGCGATGAAACTGTGTCGCTCGCCAATGTATTTTCGCTCTATCGTGTCGATCACATCCACGTAAGAAAATCCCGCCGGATCCTCGCTGGTACGCAAAACGCCTCGACCGGATAGCCACTTATGCACCAAAGGCTTTTTATCCTCTGTCAGATTCACCATCTCTATCGTGCGCTGATAGCTCCGATACACACCGTGGCGATCTACCAGGGATCCGTTTCTCCCTTCGATGTCGATAACTTCGATTTGCTCTTCGGGACGCTTGCGCTGCTCGAAGTTGGTTACCACGAGATCGAATTGCACATTGGTCTTTCTGTTGTACTCGATGGTAACCATTACGCACCTCCATACGCTAAGTCGGTCACGTTCTGCTTATCTGCCAGGCGCTTGTCGATATCATCCAGGATTTCTCCGATCAGCGTGTCTCCATCGATGTAAACGTTCGAGTTTTTTCGAAGTAGCAGTTCTAGTAACATCACAATCTGATTTAAATTCGCGCCCTGAGATCCCATTTGACCAGAGCCTGTGAAGGCTGTTGTTGCTGATGCCCGCATAGCAATTTCAGATTCAAAAGATCGTTCGGTTAGCGCACTGACTTCGTCCATGGCTTTCGTGATCGGTCGGGTGTTGTCTGCAATCCCTTCGGCCAGCCCTTCATCGATGTAAGCACCAATCTCCATGAAGACTCTGGAGGGGGAGCGGATACCGAAGAAGTTCTTGACGGCCGATACCACCCCTTTTGCGGCTTCGATCGCCCGGCCGATGACTCTTCCGACTGCATTGGATATCCCTTGTGCAAGGCCCATAAGCAGGTTATAACCTGCGGAGACCATTTGACCGACAAAACCACCTATGCTTGAGATTAGACTGCGGAGGATTTGACCCGCTGCAGAGATGACTCTCGGAATCGCCTGGATTAACCCCGCTGCCAGCTTTACGATCAATTCCACACCTTTTTGCAGAATCTGAGGCAGGTGTCGGACAATTTCAGCAATCACCTCCGTCAGGACTGTTCCGATTGTTGATACAATCGTCGGCAAATTCTGCGATACACCGCGTGCCAAGCGTTCAATTAGCTCTACGCCTTTTTCCAAGAATTTCGGAAGATTCTGCGCGAGCGTGGTGATCAGTTTCGTGACCACCTCTAGAATCGCGCGAACGACTGCGGGGATGTTTTTTGCGACGCCTTGCACCAATTTCGACAGCATTTCAAATCCCTTGTCGAGCATCTCCGGCATGGCATCGGATAGGATTCGGAAGACCGCATCCAGAATCGTTTGGAAATTGGAGTTCAGTGAATCACCTACACTCGTAATTTGTCCGGGCAGATTTTGCAAAATCCCCGTTGCAAATTGCGTAATTAATTCCACGCCTTGGGCAAATAAAATCGGGACGAGTGTGCCAATGGTAGTTACGATTGAGGAGATCAATGTACCGATGCCATCTAGCACGGTAGGTATCGCCGACACAATTCCAATTAAAAGGTTTGTGATCAGCTCTACGCCTTTTTGCATGATCACTGGGAAACTTGTAGTAAGCCAAGTTCCAATGTTTGTGACGATCGCAGTTATCTGCGCCATGAGAGTCGGAAGTCCTGTCGAGATTCCTGTGCTAAAATTCGCAAGGAATTGACCACCCGCCTCCATAAACAACGGCGCGGCGGTTTGAAAAAAGATGGCGATGGCCGACGGCAGACTCGACAATATATTCATAACCATCGGCAAAAAGTTCCCGAACAGGAAAGTTGAGACGGTTTGCGCCAAACCTTCCAGAGCCGGTCGCAATCCTTCGCCCAAAGCGAGCGTACCAAGGACGTTTTGTGCGGCCGCTTTCATTGCATTGAAAGATCCCGTAAAGGTCTCTTCTGCTTCGAGAACCGTGGTGCCGGTAATTCCAATCTCATTCTGAATTGCATGAATCGCCTCGAAGATATCGGAAAGGTTATCAATGTCGTACTTAACGCCGGTGAGTTTCGTGGCATCGGCCAGGAGGCGTTCCATTTCGGTCTTCGTTCCGCCATATCCCAGCTTAAGGTTATCCAGCATGGTGTAATTCTGTTTTGCAAACCCCTGATAGGCGTCTTGGATACTGCCCATAGCAGTTCCCATTTTGTTGCTGTTGTCGGCCATGTCGATCATGGCCATGTTGGAGATGGCAGCCGCTTTCTCAGTATCCCCTCCCAACGACTGCAAAAGAGACGCAGAGAATCCGGTCACATTTTCCATGTAGGCGTTTGCAGAAAGTCCCGTTGTGCGATAAGCTTCTTCGGCCTGTTTCTTGACCTTATCTGCCGATCCCTTAAAGAGCGTTTCGACTCCGCCTAGCGATTGCTGCAGGGCCGCTCCTTCCGAGAGCGATGCGCCGATCGCTTTTCCAATGGCGGCCGTGGCCAGGACGCCTTTGATCGCGCCTACGATCTTTGATCCGGCGCTACGGCCTGCACTATCTGCTTCACCGCTGAGTTCTTTTGTGATACTCCCGCTAATTCCTCTGGCAGACGGGACAATCTGCACATATGCTTTTCCTAATTCTGTGGCCATTGCGCCTCCCTTTCTGCTTCTGCGATGCGGTTCATGATTTGGGTACGTGCACTTTCAAAATCCTTTCCAGAGGCGTACGCGCTTACTTCTTTCGGCTGACTTACAAGTCCATCCATGATAGACCTCGGCGGATTGTGTCCTTTTTGTGCATCCTTGGTTTTCGACCACACAAGCCAGCTCAGTCGATCTACAATACCTGCCAACAGCAGAAACTCCGGCGCGGCTTTCAGGCCGGCCAGAACCATCTGACTGCGCGAGTTCTCACGCAGTCCGGCAGCCAAAGAGGCCACCAGCCCAGCCGGCAGCTTCTTATAGTCGTAGATGTGGTACGTTTCTGCAAAGTCACAGATCAGCGCGTCTTGGTTTTTTAGCATTCTGGAAAGGATCAGGAGTTTTTTGTTTGGCGTCCTTCTCGAAAGATTTCGGCGACTTCATCCGCCAGCGCATCCATGGGGACGCGGCCGCTTTCAGTACGAATGTGCTCGATCAGATTGTTTTTCTGTTCCTCGCCCAGGAGGGCTTTTATGAGCTTGGGTAGCAGGAGTGGATTCTCGTCTACTTCGGAAAGTAGTTCCACTAGTTCATAGTCATTTAGCGATTCGTCCGAGATTTCGTACTTGAACCCGGATTTCGTTTTTCCCTTTAGCATTTACTCTGCCGCCGCCTCAGGATCCTCCGCCGCCGCCTCAGGATCCTCCGCCGCCGCCTCAGGATCCACGATGTACTCATAGTGCGTATTCCCTTCGGCGTCTGGTAGTGCCTGTAGGGTCGTTTCGTACCCTACAGCATCATCGTCTTTGTATACGATCTCACCAATTTCGGACACTTCCCCATTCGGGATGACGATGCGCTTCAGAGCGGATTTCATGATCATATCCACGACAATTGCGTGGGCTTCCTGCGGCTTGCTGTTAGCCTTGATGGTGATGCCGGTCGCAAGCTCGCCACTAACATTATCGGCCCCGTAAACTTCTTTTAGCACGGCTACGTTCGTTGATTCGATGAGCGTGTAGGTGAAGGTGTCAGGTTTTTCCGTTTGCACGGTAAGCACGGTGTCGCCGCCCCATGCTTTTACTGTGTCGGTTTCAGGGCTGTTTTCGTTCGTAAGCCCATCATCGGATACATAGCCCAGGCTTTTGAAGGCTGGGTCCAATTCAGTTACGGCGTCTGTAGGCAGCGTCGTTCCCAGCGGTGCCGAGAAAATAGCGCCGCCGACCTTTGGCTTGCCATACGAAACATTCTTGGTGTCTGTCATAGTGACTCCTTTCAGTAATGGAAAATATCAAACACCGCCTGGTAGCGGTGTTGTTTGGTGGTTGCATCTGTAAAATTGTAGTCAGAGTTCAGCTTAACCTTGCCAACCTCCGGCAGCGCTTCCATGCTCTCGACAGCGGCTTTCACCTTGTCGTTCAAAACCGCCGCCTGATAGAGGCTTTCCGCATAGGACTGAAAAGCAAAGGTGGAAGATGGAAGGCGATTCGTCTTTGAACTACCGGTTTTATCGATGAGAACGAACCGCGCGGGGGCGTTGTCAGGGTGTCCAATATAGACAGGTTCTTCCAGAACGGATTTTAGGTGTTGATGGATGATAATCTCGATCATCATCTCACCGCCTTTAGCAGGGTGTTGTTTTTCTTATTGTCACCCTTCGCCTTGAAAGACTCTGGCCAGACCATGGCATTCGCTCGGTTTTTCCCGACGTGGATGTCTTGCTCATAGCCATCGCCTGCCCGTGCCCGAATGTTGGAAGCATAGGATGTCAGGACGGCTTGAATCTGGGGCCCCTGCAGCAGTGCCCGCACGCCGGCGGTGTTTAGCTCGAACTTGAATTTCTTACTCATAGCGCTCCACCGTTACTTTCTTATTCCAGTCAAGTGGGATCAGGTGATCAATGCCTTGCACCGGGATTCCGAACACGCGCCATCTTTCTCCGAAGAAGCGCACTTCCTGATTCTCCCAGGTATTTGTGTCGCCTTTGGGTATCGCCAGCGTGTAGACTGCTTTGCGACCGGTGAGATTCAGGTGATTGACCACGTCATCTGAGAGAGTGGGCGTCACCAGCACATTGTCGACCGGGATTTCTACGTCCTCGTAGATTGCACCCCCGAAAGGATCCTCTCCGACTTTTTGTTTGTTTACCAGGATTACCGTGATGCCTTTAAGATTCGCCATACGGCCACCCGCCATAATCTGTACCATACGGTTCGATCGTGCCGTATCCCTGACGCCGCAATCCTAATCTGGCAAGCTCAGAGTTCTTGATGAACAAACCGCCACCCGGAACAAGAAATGTACCTGATTGGCTGTAGCCAAGCGCCGATTCGGACGATTGAATCATCGGCTCTTGTGAAGTCGATGTCATGAGTGTTCGAGCGATTACGTCGATGATGACCGATTTCAGAACGTTTTCAAAGACAGCATCTTCGGCAAGGACATCGATATCCTTACCAACTCGGCGTGCTTCAAGTCGTAGCGAGTCCTCGATCAGCGGGATAAGCGCTTCGGCTCGATCTTCCTCACCCGGCGTGAGCGCTCGCCATACGTCGGCGACTTCTGTTGGTGTTACATACATTTTTCCCC